GCAGACGGGACTCGCCGGGGCGACGTTCGACTACGTATGTCTCCAGTAGGCGTTTTGCCTAGCGTTTCGACAACTTCGGTAGTAAAGTCAAGGTTCCTGCAGCAAATACCACTTGGAGATTGAAGTCATGGCGAAGAAAATGAACGCTGCCCAGAAGGCCGGCCTTGCGAAGGGCCGCGCGAAACTGATGGCGAAGCAGAGCAAGAAGAAGTAACCCACGCTGCGTCCATGATTTTTAGAAAAATCATGGACGCAGCGTCGCTTTTACATCATCAGGACGTGCCATGAAAACCACCACCAAGACCCACGCCATGCCGAACTTCGGCAACCGTCCGATGCCCAACCAGCAGAAGAACCTCAAGCCGATCGGTACGCTGCTGCCTGCGGGTAAGGGCGGCAAGGTGACGGTCGGCGGCTCACGGAAGCGGTAGGAGAACAGTATGGCGACGTTGACCACGAAGAAGCGCAACGCACTGCCCAAGTCGGATTTCGCAGGCGCGAATCGCAGTTACCCGGTTCAGGATCGAAATCACGCCATTGCCGCAAAAGCCCGCGCCACGCAGCAGGAACTCAAGGGCAACCTGTCCCACGAGGCCGCCGCGAAGATCCGCGCCAAGGCGAACAAAGTGCTGAACGGCAAATGAGCCTCCATGCGCGCCGCCTGTCCCCCGAGGACCGCGGCGAGATCGACAGCTTCATCTGCTTCCTGGCCGACCGGACGACGTTGCCACAGCATGTGCTGTGGGGCAAGTACCGGGAATACCTGGCGCTGAGCGACGCCGAGGTGCAGGCGGCGTGGCGGAAGGGACACGAAACACAATCGGTGAGGCTGATCAAGTGAACGCGCAGGAATTCTGCTACTGGCTGCAGGGGTTCTGCGAGTTGAAGCCCGATGGCGATGTTGCGCCGCCCACCGAGGCGCAATGGGCGATGATCCGGCAGCATTTGCAGTATGTGTTCGACCATCCGGCGCCGATGCGGCAACCTGCGTTGATGCCTCCGCTCTTTCCTGAACCCTATCGGGCTGATGTTCTGCGCGGCGGTCCTGATCTACTTCCTACCACGGTCTGCTGATGACCGATCGCGTCGTATCCCTTGGCTCGCGTGCGCCGCTAACCGACGAGCAGCGGGAAGGGGGCAAGAGCCCCATCGCCGTGCGACTGCGCGAGATCGCGGACTGGATTGATGCGGGAGAGACGGCGGAACTGCCCGATCTTGGCATTTTCGTCTCGTTCCAGTCGTCTTCGCGCCAGATCGGCACGACGGTCCTTGGCCTGACCGACCTTTCGCGCGACTATCGCGACATGATCGCGGCCGGGGTGCTGACGGGCGCGGCGGGGTTCTTGATGGAGACGAAGTAGCGTATGCCTGTTGCGCCGCTGGACGACAGCTTCTTCTGGGCGAGGGACGTTGAGGGGCAGCTTCGTCCGTACTACAAGAAGAACGGCAAGATCAAGCAGGCGGCCTGGGCACCGCTGCCCGGCACGCAGACGCACTATCTTTCGTGCCCGGTCTTCGAGTGCCTGCTGACAGGAAATCGCGGCCCCGGCAAGACGATCGCGCTGCTTGTTTCTTACCTCCAGCACGTCGGAAAAGGCTACGGCGCGGAGTGGCGCGGAGTCATCTTCCGTCAGACCTACCCGCAGTTGTCCGACGTCATCACCAAGTCGAAGATCCTGTTCAAGGAGATATTCCCGCAGGCGGTGTACAACATCACCGAGCACAAGTGGTCCTTTCCTGGGGGCGAGGAGCTGCTGTTCCGGCACATGAACAAGGAGTCGGACTACGCGTCCTACCACGGCCACGCCTATCCCTTCATCGGCTGGGAGGAGCTGTGCAACTGGAACAACCTGAAGCTCTACCTGCTGATGATGTCCTGTTGTCGTTCTCCCATCAAGTCGATTCCGCGCATGTACCGCGCGACGACGAACCCCTACGGCCCGAACCACAACAACGTGAAGGCGCGGTTCCGCATCCCGCGGATGTTCGGCAAGGTGATCCGCGACGCGGTGGGCAAGGACGGCAAGCTGGAGCCTGAACGCGTCGCGCTGAACGCGCTGCTGAAGGAGAACCGCATTCTGCTCGACGCCGATCCCGGCTACATCGACAAGATCAAGATGGCGGCGCGCAACCCCGCCGAGCTGGCGGCGTGGGTTGACGGCTCGTGGGACATCACCTCCGGCGGCATGTTCGACGACATCTGGCGCGAGGATGTGCACTGCGTGCCGAGTATTCCCTACGGCAAGATTCCGCGCGCCTGGCGCATGGACCGCGCGTTCGACTGGGGCAGCAGCAAGCCGTTCTCCGTGGGCTGGTACGTGCAGAGCAACGGCGAGCCCATCGTCTACAAGGGGATAAAGTACGGATCGGTACCGGGCGACACCTACCGCATCGCCGAGTGGTACGGCTGGAACGGCGAGCGCAACGTGGGTCTGAAGATGACGGCAGGCGAGGTGGCCAAGGGCATCCGCGACCGCGAGGACGACTGGGGCATCAGGAGCCGCGTTCTCCCTGGACCTGCCGACTCGTCGATCTTCGACAAGGAGAACGGCGTCTGCATCTCGGACGACATGGCCAAGGAGAAGATTCGCTGGGAGCGCGCGGACAAGCGGCCCGGGTCGCGCAAGCTGGGATGGGAGAAGATGCGACAGGACTTCAAGAACGCGCTGCCGCCGGTCGAGGGGGGACCGCGCGAGAAGCCCGGATTCTTCGTGTTCGACTGCTGCCCGCAGTTCATCGAACTGGTACCATCGGCTTCTCGCAGCGATAAAGACCCGGATGACATCGATACGGAGTCCGAGGATCATATTTTGGACGAGACACGTTATCACCAAAAACACAAGCCCACGGTCTTATCCCGACGCTCCTTTTAACATAGACTCCGATAACCATGTCCGTCCTCTCGACCAGCAAGCCGTCACCCACCGACCCGTCGGTCACCAGCGCCGCCTACGACAAGATGTCGCCGCGGTGGTTCGTGATGAACGCGATCCTGGGCGGCACGGAGACGATGCGCGAGCACGGCGAGTCGTTCCTGCCGAAGCACACGGAGGAGGCGCAGGACAACTACCAGAACAGGCTGAAGACGTCCTACCTGCTCAACATCACCGAGATCACGCTGGACAACCTGATCGGCAAGCCGTTCGAGGAGCCGCTGAAGCTCGACGACGACGTGCCGCCGGAGATCCGCGGCGTCACCGACCCCAAGACCGGGATGCCTGACCCCAGCAAGCCGGGGCTGGCCGAGAACATCGACCTGAACGGCACCGACATCGGCGTGTTCTGCCGCGACTGGATGCGCAACGGAGTGGGCAAGGGGTTCGCCCACGTCCTGATCGACATGCCGCGCGCCGCGCCGAAGCCTCCCGGCAAGAAGCGCACGCTGAAGGACGACAAGATCGAGAACATGCGGCCCTACTGGGTCCACGTCGCGCCCGAGAACGTCATCTTCATGCACGCGACGATGACCAACGGCGAGGAGAAGCTGGACCAGGTCCGCATCGTCGAGCGCACCGTCACGGTCGACGGTTTCATGGAGGTGCCGGAGATATTCATCCGCGTCCTGACGCCGGGCCACGTCGCGATGTACAAGCGGTACGAGGTGAAGGGAAAGGTGGTGTGGAAGATCGACGAGGAGTGGGACACCGAGCTGGGCTACATCCCGTTCGTCACCTACTACCCGAACCGCGAGGACGTGGGTCTCGCCAAGCCGCCGCTGCTGGACCTCGCCTACCTCAATATCGCTCACTGGCAGTCGACCAGCGACCAGAACAACATCCTGACGGTGTCGCGCTTCCCGATGCTCGCCGGCAGCGGCATCCCGGACGACGCGCAGCAGAACGTGAAGATCGGGCCGCGGCAGGCGCTTTTCACCACCGACCCGGCCGGCAAGTACTACTACGTCGAGACGACGGGCAACGCGATCAACGAGGGCATGAAGCAGATCGCGGCGCTGGAGGCCCAGATGGCGGGCTACGGCGCCCAGTTCCTGAAGAAGCAGCCGGGCCGCTACACGGCCGCCGCCCGCGCGCTCGACAGCGCCGAGGCGATGTCCGCGCTGCAGGTCTGGACCATCGCATTCGTCGACGCGGTCGAGCGCGCGCTGGCGGTGACCTGCGACTGGCTGAAGATCAACAGCACGGGCGGCACGGTGGAGATGAACACGGACTTCATCACCACCGACAACGATCCGATCGCGATCTCGGCGCTCCAGGCGGCGCGCGCGGCGCGCGAGATCTCGCGTAAGACGTTCACCCGTGGGCTGTGGGAGCGCGGCGTGCTGCCGGACAGCTACAACCTGGACGCCGACGTGAAGGAGCTGACCTCGGAGCCCGTATTCGTCGCGCCGCCGCCGGCTCCGACCGACCCAGGCCCTACCCCGATCCCACTGAATCCGCTATAAGTGGCCCAATACCGTTCATTGCGTGGGGTGATCCCCGCACGATGAAGAGCGATTCTTCACCACCAAGAGAGGTTTACGCACATGGATTTCGATTTCGATGTTCCCGTCACCGACCTAGCCAAGGTTCCCGAGCAGTTTCGTCCCCTCTACGTCACCGCCCAGGACGGCAAGATCGGTATCGACGTCGCCGACCCGAAGGTCAAGGGTGCAGTTGAGGCGATCAGCGGCTTCAACAAGGCACTGAAGGCCGCTCGCGCCGAGGCGAAGGCGAACAAGAGCAAGACCATCGATCTGGCGCCGCTGGCCGAGTACGGCGACTCGCCGGAGACGATCCTGTCGCGCTTCAATGAGATGAACGGGGAACTGCAGGAGCAGCTCAAGGCGGCCGGCAAGGTCGACACCGGCAAGATCAAGCAGGATCTAGCCAAGCAGTTCACGGGCGAGATCGACAAGCACAAGTTGCGCAGCACCGCGCTGCAGAACCAACTGTACGGGATGCTGGTGGACAACGCCGCGCTGACGGCCGTCACCGAGATGAAGGGCACGCCCGAACTGCTGATGCCGCTGATCTCCAAGTCGGTGAAGGTGACCGAGGTGGACGGCAAGTTCGTGGTGCAGGTGGTCGATGCGGCGGGCGACGTGCGCTACTCCGGGACCACCGGCAACCCGATGACGATCAAGGAACTGGTCGCGTCGATGAAGGCGGACGACAAGTACTCGCGGGCGTTCGACTCGGAGCACCAGAACGGGGGCGGCGGGGCGGATGCGAACGGCTCACGTCAGCAGGTTCGTACGCAGGTGAAGGTGTCGGACATGACGCCGATGCAGAAGATTGCGGCGGGGTTGACGAAGGGGCAGGCTTCGCGCAGGTAGTTTGCTGGGCGAGTATTATCGAACGGGCGTCCTAGTCGACGCCCGTTCTTGTTTGTAGGAGATACCGATGACCGAAGAGCAAGTCAAGTACATGGTGGATCGCTTCCTGGGCTGGAGACTGCCCAAGGATTTCCGGCCGGATGCGGGGATCAGCTTCACGCGTCCGAACTACCATCCGTCGGTGGACGCTACGCCCAGTGGGACGAATCTATTCGACGCGGGGCAGGCTGAGGAGATGGTTCGTTTCATGATCGACGGGATGCCGTCGGAAGACAGAGAGGTTTAGCTCATGGACAGAGATATGCTGGTGCAGATCGGCGCAGGTCCGTATGCCGATGCGCTGCTGGCTGGATGCGCCCAATTCAACATTATCGACGTGCATGAGCAGGCGATGTTCCTGGCCCAGCTTTCGCACGAGAGTGGGGGTTTCTTGCACGTGGTGGAAAACCTGAACTACAGCGGGGCCGCGCTGTGGTCCTTGTTCGAGAGTCATTTTGCGAGCGCCGATGAGGCGAACAGCTATGCGCGGCAACCGGAGCGGATCGCCAATCGAATCTACGCGAACCGACTGGGCAACGGCCCAGAGGCATCGGGCGACGGGTGGAGTTTCCGTGGACGCGCGCTGCTGCAGCTGACCGGACGGGATAACTACACGGCGTGCTCGAAGATTCTGCACGGAGACGACACGCTGATCGTCAATCCAGACCTGCTGGCGCAGACGCCCGATGCCGCGGTGTCGGCTTGCTGGTACTGGTCGGTGAACGGACTTGCGGCGTTGGCGGAGCCGGGGACGATGGAGGCGTTTGTGCAGGTTTCAGCGAAGATCAATTGCGGGCGTGCGGATGCGCCGGAGAGCGAGATCAACGGGCTGCAAGATCGGGTGGCGCGGTGGCAGCAGATTCAGGTGGCGTTGGGGGTTGGCGGGTAGATTTTATTGTCTTTTTGACGTAGACTTGACGAAGCCCAGACCGCTGGCGAGCGATCCGGGCTTCTTACCTACGAGGATTTCTGGGGAATCGACGATGGCTGATGGGATTGAAGCAGATTTAGGGATAGAAGTAAAACCCAAAAAGAAGAAGGGTCGAAGCGGAGACTGTTGCTGGATACGGGATTCTCCAGCCAGAGCTGAAGCAAGGCGCCTTGAGCAGGTTAGTTTTATACCCGAACGCCCCTGCAATCGTGGGCACGTAACGCCCAGAAGTACGAGGGACGGCCATTGTCTGAAATGTTCGTCTATCGGCATATTAGCCTGGGCAAAAACAGAAAAGGGTAAACATTCCAAAAGAGCGTCGCGTGTGAAGATGTTCACGAGTGTGCAATATCACGGACGACGCATCATTGAAGACCGAGACCGCCGAGCCGCTAATCCAGATTACTTGATTTACGCAAGAAGAAAGCGGGGGCTTCCAGAACCGACTCGGCCTGTTCCCGATGCCTGCGAGTGTTGTGGTTTCATCCCACGCAAGATTCGATTGCACCTTGATCATTGTCATGAGACAGGCGCGTTTAGAGGTTGGGTATGTCGCCGATGCAACACAGGAATCGCCTACTTAGGCGATAACCTCGAAGGCGCAAGAAAAGCCGTTGCTCACTTTGAAAGGGTGCTGGCCCAACAATCCGCATCGAAGGCCCTTGTGGACGGGGCAGTAGTGGGCTAGGATTCCCATCAGTTACTCCAAAGAAGCGATTTCTTGGAGGCGATAGGCCGCACAGTGAATGCGCCGCCGTCTACCAGTAAACAATCCTCTTTGGAGACTCAAATGGCTTCAGTTACTTTGCTGGAATCTGCCAAGCTTGCGCAGAACGAGTTGATCAGTGGGGTGATCGAGAACGTCATAACCGTCAACAGGCTGTTCGACGTTCTCCCCTTCGACGCCATCGACGGTAACGCTCTCGCCTACAACCGGGAAAACGTACTCGGTGCTGTGATCGTCTCAGGCATCGACGACGATCTCACGCAGGTTCAGGGTGGCGCTGCCAAACAGCCGGCGACGTTTACGCAGGTTACCTCCAGTCTGACAACCCTGATTGGGGACGCGGAAGTAAATGGCCTGATCCAGGCCACCCGCTCCGGCGACGGCAACGATCAGCGCGCCGTGCAGGTCGCGAGCAAGGCGAAGTCCTGTGGACGGCAGTACCAGAATCTCCTGATCAACGGCACGGGCACGGGCAACCAGTTCCCCGGCTTGATCGTGCTGTGCGACAGCACCCAGATCGTCCCGGCCGTCGGCGGCAACGGTGACTCGCTCAGCTTCACGCTGCTCGACAACCTGATGGATCTGGTGACCGACAAGGATGGCCAGGTGGACTACTTCACCATGAACGCCCGCACCATCCGCAGCTACTACGCGTTGCTGCGTGCGCAGGGTGGCGCGCAGATCGGCGAGACGATGGATCTTCCGAGCGGCGCGACGGTCCCGGCCTACCGCGGCACGGGCATCTTCCGCAACGACTGGATTCCGATCAACCAGACCACCGGCTCTTCGACCAGCACCACGTCGATCTTCGCCGGTACCCTGGACGACGGTTCCCGTTCGATGGGCATCGCCGGCCTGACCGCCGCGAACGCCGCCGGTATCCAGGTGGTCGACGTGGGCGAGTCCGAGTTCCGCGACAACACCATCACCCGCGTCAAGTGGTACTCCGGCCTGGCGCTGTTCTCCGCGCGCGGTCTGGCGATGGCGACGGGCATCACGAACTAAGCCTGATCGGCGCTCAGCGAACACCGCTGCGCGCCGAGAAGCTGGTTCTCCACGAACGAATCTGCGGAGCAAAAAGTCATGGCCAACGTCCCCTATCTCCTCCTGCGCGACCGGACCAAGTCCGGTGGCACTTTCACCAACAACGTCGACACGATGCTGGTCGCCGCCAACTCGACCGGCGAGGCCCAGGCAATCGCCGAGGCGTATACCGGCTCCGACCCGATCGGCAGCTGGACCGCCGTCACCCCGGCCACCCTCCCGGTCCCCGACTTCACGGGTGCGGTGTTCGCGGTTACCGTCAAGACCGCAGGCGGCGCGCTGACCACCGCCGTCAGTGTGACCGGCGTTGCCAGCACCCTGAACACCATCGACCTGATCGGCGCCGCGCTGGCGACCGCGCTGAACGCCGCTGGCCCGATGGCCAATGCGGCCTACAACGCCTCGACCAACGTCCTGACCGTGGCGTCCATCGCCGACGACATCGGCGACCACCTCCTGGCCGTGACCGTCACGATGCCGACCGCTGTCCCCTACAATCCGTCGAACATCGTTACCGCGACCGTCAGCGGCGGCATCGCTGGCGCCGTGCTCACCGCGACCTTCGCCGCCGACAGCTACGTGCCGCCTGCGGTGCTGTTCGCCGGTAGCCAGATGCCGGATTAACCCCGATGCAACTCGGGGTCAAGCTGACAGGCGCGCTCGCCAGGACGAGTCCCCTCCTGGCGGGCGTCCAGTTCAAGCACGGGCACGCCGTCTTGAGCGGCCAGCCTCACGAGGTGGGCTACCTGCTCACCTACCTACAGCGCTGTCATGGCGTAGTGGAGAGCAGCGATGCGCATGCAGTCGATCAGGCTCACGGTCACCGGAAAGCGGACGGGAACGGCGGTGTTCACGCAGCTCCCGTCGCACAAGCAGTTGTCGTCACAGCAAATGATGGTGCAGCACCCGTGTCCGCGGGGCGTCCTCCCGATGGTGGGAGCGGTCAAGGCGCCACGTACGCGGTAAGCGAGAAGCTGCGCAAGGCGATCCAGGAACTCGATCCGGCGACGGACGAGCACTGGACGGGCACCGGCAAGCCGATGCTCAACGCCATCGAGAAGTTCTACGGTTCCAGCGGGGTGACCCGCGCCGACGTCCAGGCGGCACTCCCCGGATATGATCGTGAAGCGGCGAAGGCCGCCCAGAAGAAGGGTGAATGACATGGCCATGCTGAATCAGACCGCCGCAAAGATGCACGCCAAGTCGGTCGAGCACCGCCCGGCCACCGCCGGCAACAAGAACGTCGTGACCCGCGCACGCTCCGCCGAGAAGCCCCTGGGCCAGATCAACGCCCTGTCGCAGAAGGTTCTGCGCGGACCGGGCAACGACGGCTGCTAAGGAGTGAGTCATGGCGTTCGTTGTCCAAGACGACACGGGCGCCACGCCGTGCGCTAACGCGTACATCGACGAGCCGACCTTCATCGGCTATCACGCCGATCGCGGCAACAGTATCATCGACCCCACGACCGGCTCCCAATACACCGACACGAAGATCCAGTGGGCCATCGTCAAGGCCACCGACTTCGTCGACCGCCGGTTCCAATACGTGGGCATCGTTCCGACCCGCACACAGACCACCAACTGGCCGCGCATCGGCGCGCTGGACATCAGCCGCCTGATCGTCTTCGGTGTTCCCCAGGAGGTCAAGTTCGCCACCGCCGAGTACGCCCTGCGCGCGCTCGTCGCCAGCCTGGCACCCGACCCGACCTACGACGCGACCGGCGCTCAAGTGCAGAGCAGCCGCAAGAAGGTCGGGCCGATCGAGAAGGACATCAGTTACGTGGCCGGAGCCGGGTTTGCGATGCCGCGGTACCCTCTCGCAGACTCCATTCTCAGTTCCGCTGGGCTTGTGTTGCGTGGCACGGCGCTGATCCGCGCGTGAGCACTCCGAATCCCTTCTACGACGACATGGCGGCCGTCGCCGTCGAACTGCTGGGCGACGACGAGTTTGGCATGACGGTGAACCTGACGCGCACGACGCCTGGAACGCTCAGTCCGATCACCGGCACCGTGACGGGCGGCTCCACAACCACCATTCCGATCCACGTCGCCGAGATCCAGATCAACAATGCCTACGCAGCGCTGCTCGGCGGGAGCATCCAGATCACCGACAAGCTGATCATGGTCGACCCGCAGACCGCGCTCCAGATGACCGACAAGATCGCGCTGGACGGCTCCCTCTACGGCATCATCAAGATCGTTCCCTACAATCCCGCCGGGACGCCCGTTGCTTACATGGCCCAGTTGAGGAAGTGATGGGCAACTTCGCCTCTTCCATCGCCGCGTTCGCCGCCACGGCTGCCGTCAACACCGACGCGGTAGTGCGGTCGGCGGAGCGGGCGTTGTTCGGCGCGATCATCGCCGGGACGCCGTGCGACACGGGCCTGGCGATCAGCAACTGGATATGTTCCGTCGATGCTCCAGACACCAGCGTCCGCGTGGCCTTCGAGCCGGGCAAGAAGGGCAGCGGGGGGAAGGACCGTGTGGGCAAGCACGGCAGTAAAGAGCACGCCGTCGACTCATCGGTCAGAGAGGCCAACGTCGATGCCAGCACGGCCGACATGGCCACGAAGGTTGGCGGCGCAGGCATGGTCACATACCTGAGCAACAACCTTCCGTACGCCTACGGCCTGGAGTTCGGCACGAATAGCTATGGCTACTCGAAACAGGCACCCGAGGGTATGGTCCGGATCAACGTGGCGCGCTGGCAGCAGATCGTTGACGACGTAGCCGAGGCGCTGTCCTGATGGCCACGCCGTCCGCCAACATCACGGGCGCCTTGGTGCAGGGCTATATCGCTGCAGCCATTGGCATCGACACGACCACCAAGACATCCTACGAGAATACCGACTTCGTGCCGCCGGCAGACAACTCGGACTGGGCCGCTTTGTGGATTCTCCCCGCACCCGTCAAGGTCGATTCGATGGGCGCGCTGGGCCAGGACGAGCACGTCGGTGTTTTCCAGATCGACCTCAACACGGTCTTTGGGGGCAGCACGGCCGTCCTTGATGCCTACGCAGACATCGCTTACAGCTACTTCGTCGCGGGGCGGCGCCTCACTTACAACGGTCAGGATGTTCTGGTACGATCATGCAGCCCTTCGATGAAGCGCAAGGTCGATACGTGGTGTCGCCTTTCTCTGTCCATCTACTGGGCTGCTTGGGTGAGCCGGGCCGCGATAACCTAATTACGATCTTCGGAGACCCAGCATGACGATTCTTGCCGTCGGTTCACGCCACAGTATGGCGTACGTCCAGGAGACCACGTTCGGGACGACGCCCGCCACTCCCGTCTTCAAGGCCCTGCGCCACAATTCGACCACCCTGGCGCTGACCAAGCAGGGGTTCGCGTCGGCTGAAATTCGCGCCGACCGACAGATCGCCAATTACCGGCACGGCACTTACCAGGTCGGCGGCGACATCGTCAGCGAGTTGTCGGCCACCAGCTTCGATGACCTGATCGCCGCAGCGATGATGCAGACGGCGTGGACCAGCAACGCCCTGATCATCGGTACCACGCAGACCAGCTTCACCATCGAGCGGTTCTTCGACGACATCGGCCAGTACATCCGTTCGACGGGATGTCAGATCGACGGTTTCAGTTTCAGCGTCAAGCCGAACGGCTTGATCGATGTCACGTTTCCCGTTGTGGGTCTGAGCGAGACGACCGCCTCCGTCGCGATCACCGGCTCGACCTACGGCTCGCTGTCCACCACCTCCCCGATGGACGGGTTCACCGGCATCATCAAGAATGGCGGCACCGCTATCGCCACGGTGACGCAGCTCGACTTGAAGTTCACCAACAAGCTGGCCGCGCAGTTCGCCGTCGGCAATCAAGCGGCGGTGGGCATCACCGAGGGCACGGCGAACGTCACCGGCCAGATCATCGCCTACTTCACCGATCTCTCGCTGCTGGACCTGTTCATCAACGAGACCGAGTCGAGTCTGGAGTTCACCTTCACCGACGGCACGAACAGCTACGATTTCCTCGTGCCCAACCTGAAGTACAACGGCTCGAATCCGGACGTCAAGGACGATGGTCCCATCATGCTGACCCTTCCGTACCAGAGCATCCTGGACACGGTGACCGGCACCACCCTCAAGATCACCCGGACGACGTAACGCATATGAGTTCAATGGATCTGTTCAAGACGCGCGACAAGGCCAACGAAGGTATCAAGGTCGATCTGGTCGCGCCGGACGGCAGCAAGACCGATCACTGGATCGTCGTGCGCAGTCAGCTCTCGGACCATTTCCGCGAGGCGTATAAGAGCGCCCTGCAGGAAGCGGCTCGCATCTCCTCGCTCAACGCGCCGGGGACCGAGACCGCCGGTCAGAAGCAGGTCGCCGATGTGATCCGCGAGCGTCTCGTCGACTGCCAGGCCGCGTTGGTCGCATCCTGGTCCTTCGAGGAGGAGTGCACGCCCGCGAACGTGCGGCAGTTCCTGATCGATGCGCCGCAGATCGCCGATATGGTCGACCGGACGGCGGCCGCCAACGCGCGTTTTTTCGCTCCCGCGTCGACGACCTCTGCGCCCACGCCGCCGCTCACGTAGAACTCGCGCGCTGCCCCACGGGCAGCACGGTCTCTCACCGTGCCCACCTTGAGGCAGTCTGGAAGCAGACCGGGAAGAAACCGCGCGAGTTGGCCGCGATCCCGGAGTGTCCGCCCGAACTGGCCTATCTGTGGCAGTGGACAATCAGCATCCGCGGGCCGATCAGCTACCAGGAACTTGGGGCGTGGATGCGCCTGAACCGCGTGGACTTATCCGCGTGGGAGGTGGATGTGATAATGGCCCTTGACGCCAAGAGGAGCGCGCACACCTAATGTCTGGGACCGAGACCGCAAGCCTGATCATCGCGGTCGACTCCACGTCGACGGACAAAGCGACGGCGTCGCTACTGGAACTGGTCGCCTCAGCCGAGGCCGCTGAGGCCGCAGTCGCCCAGCTCGGCGCCACGGGCTCTCTGGGCTTCACCTCCATCAGCACAACCTCGGCCAGTGCGTCGGAGAGCGTGCAGGGTCTCACCAGTGACTTCGGTGAACTGGGCAACGCGCTGGTCAAGTTCGGGCTGTACCTGGCGACGTTCGAGGCGCTGAAGGAGGCCGTCGAGGGTCTGGTCGATGCGCAGGTCGCGGTGCAGCGCATCCAGTACACCCTGGAGAGCGTGACCGGGTCCACCGCTGCGGCATCCGCCGAGTTCAAGTTCCTGGAGCAAACATCCAACCTGCTGGGTATCAGCCTGCAGAGCAGTGCACTCCAGTATTCGCGCCTTGAGGCGGCATCGAAGTCCGCCGGCATCCCGCTGGACCAGACGCGCGCCTTGTTCCTATCGTTGTCGACCGCGTCCAGTTCCCTGGGCCTGCCGGTCAACAACGTCAACCGGGCGCTCTACGCCCTGCAGGAAATCCTCGACAAGAACGTGGTGCAGGCGCGTCAGTTCCGGCAGATGCTGGCGATCGATATCCCCGGCATCGGACCCATCTTCCAGAGCAACGTCATGGCCTGGGCGAAGAACGTCGCCCACCTGACCGGCAGCTTCGACGACCTGATGAAGAAGGGCCAGCTCGTGGCCAGCGACATGGTCCCGATCCTGATCCAGTCGTTCAACCAGCTGTCGAACCCTGGCGCCCTGCTGGAGACGACAAACAACATCACCGCGAACATCAACCGGCTCGGCAACGCCTGGTTCGAGCTGCGCGCGCAGATGGGCGGCGGACTGTTCACGGACGTGGCCAACGCCGGACTGAAGGGGCTCGCAGACAACCTGGGCGCAATCGCTGATGTGGGGACCGTCGCTGCGGGCATCCTCTTGACGCGTTTTGCCGGCCAGGCGCTGGGCGGCGTCACGGCCAGCCTTGTCGCCTCGACGCAGGCGACCATCAACTCGGTCGCGGCGACCGATGCCTTCGCGGCGATGAATATGGAGGGTGCCGCCGCCGTCGTGGCGCGCACTGAGGCGCAGGTGGTCCAGACGGCCTCGCAGGTCGAGAATACTGCAGCCACCTTGACTGCGGTGCAAGCCGCGCGTGCCGATGCCGAGAGCGCGCTGGTCGTGGCGCAGGCGAAGACGGCCGAGGCCGAGGCCGCAGTAGCCGCCACGACAGCCATCGGCGCGGCGGCTGTCACCACCGGCATCCTGCGCGACGCCCAGGCGCAGCTTGTCCTCGCCACCGAAGCAGAGTCCGTAGCGCTGACCGAGCTGGCGACGCTCGGCACGCAGCAGGCGCGCGTCGAGGCGACCCTCATCGCTGCCACCACGGGCCTCATTGCCGCCGAGGAGGCGGACGTTGCGGCCAAGGCCGAGCAGATCGCCGCCACCGCCGCGTACACCGAAGCGACGTCCCTGGCGACCATCGCGGGAGGCGCGTTCGCCGCAGTTGGCCGCGGGATGCTGGCGCTGATCGGTGGCGTGCCGGGCCTGTTCCTGGCCGCCGCAGCCGCCGTCTACTACTTCGCCACGCAGACCGACGAGGCCGAGAAGGAACTGGGCAAGCTGGACGACGTCCTTGCGCGCGTCAAAGAAGGCGGAGCCGGGGATGCCGGAGTGGGCATCACACTGCTCGGCGCAGGACTGCAGAAGCTGCAGTCCCAGTCAGCTGATCTGCAGCCCAAGATCGACACGCTGAAGGCACAGATTCTTGAGGTGCAGGACGCGATGATGCAGGGCAATGCTGGCTCCGATGAGTTCGGCGCCTCAACTGCCGGTCTGAGCGAGCACCTGAACCAACTGCAAAGCGATCTCGATAAGACCACGATTGCCCAGAAGGCGTTCAACGATGAGTTGAAGGTGCTGGAGGGTCAGATCATCAGCGGCTCGATGGGCGCTGGCGGCAATTCCGAGATCGAGTTCTTGAAGGAGTACCAAAAGGAACTCGATAATCTCAGCAAACAGAAGGACAAGTTCAACGAGGACGCCGCGACCCACGGCATGGGCAACGCTGCCAAGGTGCAGTACGAGGGCAGCAAAGAAGCGGGCGCGATCACCACGCAGTACGCCAACGACCCCGCCAAGATGAAGGAGGCGCTGGACACACTGTCTGCCTCCTACGGTCCGGCCTACGAGGCTGCGCAGAAGTACGACGCTGTGCTGGCCGACCAGAAGGGTGCCAAGCAGGCCGAGTCCGAGTACGACAAGATCATGAAGAGCCTGGACGACCAGGCCGTGCGGCTGCAGTTCGCCGCTGATAACTACAAGAAGTACGGTGACGGCGTCAGCACCGCGACCGATGCAGTGATCAAGTTCCGCCTCACGCAGGGCGACCTGAAGAACCTGTCGTCAGACCAAAAGAGTGACGTCAGCGACGCCGCTGACCGCGTTGCTGCGGCCCAGAAGGCGCAGGACGCAGCGAAGGAGACCAAGTCCTACGATGACTTGATCAACAAGATCAACGCCGAGGCGAGCGCGATTGGTAAGACCAACGTCGAACTGGAATACCAGAAGGACCTGCTGGAACTGACCAAGAAAGGGCTGACATCAGGTACACCGAAGAGCGACACGCAGACGTCGGGCCTCAAGGACGCGCTGACATCCGCCGACTACGCCAAGTCCCAGCAGGCGCTCAAGCTCTACGTGCAGCAGCAGAACCTCGCCATTGACGGCGCCGAGGTGATGGCCGCGCACCTGGGCGACACGACCCTGGCGCAGGCGCAGCTCGCCAACGAGCTAAAGGCGTACGGCGATATCCAGACCTACAGTACAGGCAAGACGCAGGACGAGATCGACGCCTACACCAACGCGCGCAACCAGCTCCTGCAGTACCAGAATCAGCTGCTGTCCTTCCAGAACGCGCAGAAGAACTCGACGCAGACTGGCATCAGCACCTTCTTCTCGACGATGCACGACGATGCGATGAACAGCGCGAAGATGATCAACTCGCTGATGACCGACACGTTCAACAGCATCGGCACCGCGCTGGCGAACTTCGTCACCACCGGAAAGATCAACTTCACCAGCCTCGTGACGTCGATCCTCGCCGACCTGGTCAAGCTGGAGACGGATAAGCTGCTGGAGAACCTGATCATCAGCAACCAGGGGGCCATCGGCGGTTTCTTCAGTGGGCTGGCATCGATCTTCGGGGCGACGGGCACCACCAGCGCGGCGAGCAGCGTCGGTAATGCCACCATCCCCGGCATCACGATGGCCGCAGCGGTGGGAAGTCCTGTCGGTGCCAACAGCATCACGCAGGTCAACGAGATTGGCACCGAAACGTTCAACCAGGGCGGTAAGACCTATCTGCTCAACGGCAACCAAGGCGGCACCGTGATCCCCGCGTCGCAGTCGTCGAGCGGAACCGGCAGCACCAACAATGTCGGCATCTCGGTCAACGTGCAGAACAGCAACACGAACGCTGATGCCGCAGAGCAGGGCCGTCAGTTGGGCATCGCGATCAAGACCGTGGTGCAGAACGAACTGGTGAAGCAGCAGCGCCCAGGTGGCCTGCTGGCGGCGTCCGCGCGATGAGCGATTACACGACGCCCACGTTCGGCTGGCAGGTCGACTACACGTCTCACTCGACATCGGCGCCGCGCGTCCTTACGGCGGCCTATGGCGACGGGTACCAGCAGCGGGCCGGCGACGGCATCAATACCAACCCCAAGCAGATTCCCTTCACCTTCACCCGTGACACCGAGACCGTCAACGAGGTGGAGGCGCAATTGGACGTGTGGGGAGGTGTGCAAGCTTTCTTTTATATCAACCCCAACGGCACCGTAGCCCGCTATGTGTGCCAGCAGTATGATGTTCAGTACGTGGACTTCAATGAATCGACCCTGACGGGAACATTCCTGGAGGTGTTCGAGGGGTCCGTGCCCCTTCTTTATGACGTCGTATTAGGCGACTCTGGACTGGTGGAATAAGACATGAGATACGTATCCTTCCTGGTGCAGGATCGCTCGGGTAACGTGCAACCGGGCGTCTCCGTTTCCGTCTTCGTGACGCAGACCACGACCCTCGCGACGCTCTACGAGCAGGACGGCGTGACGAGCTTGTCGAACCCCTTCTTCAGCGACGTCAACGGCTATGCCAGTTTCGCGGCGCCCGACGGCGTCTACGACGCGACGGGCATACTGCCCGACAGCACCACATTCACACGAGACGCAATCCCGGTGTTCGACGTCGCTGCACTCGCCGCGACCGCGACCACCGCAGCGACGTCTGCAACGGGTTCCGCCACCTCTGCCAGTTCATCGGCGACCAGCGCGCTGTCATCGGCGAATGCAGCAGCAACCTCGGCCGGCAATGCGGCCATCTCCGCAGCCAGCGCCCAGGTGGGCACCCCGAACCGCAGTTCTGTGCGCCTCGTGTCGGGCGCCGTTGTCGCGGGGAACTTCGTTCCTGCCCCGCTTCCCGCGAACACCTACAACAACGGTAGTGGTGGCGTCGGCGCGACGTGGACGATGACATCGGTGGGCGTCCTTACGCTAGACGGAAAGGCCGTCGCTCTCGGCGACTCCGTCGTCATTCCGGGAGAGGCGACGGCCGCCAACAACGGCATTGCGACCTGCACCACGGCCGGTACCGTCAGCGTGGCCGCCGTCCTGACGCGACGCTCTCCGGAGAATATGATTCCCGGCCTGGGTTCCGCATGCGTGCTGGTGACGGACGGAAACACGCTGTCGGGATACTCCTTCTACGTGGTCCAGACCGCCGCCGGCATCAGCGCCATCGGCACCACCGCGATCACGATCGTGCCGAGCAGCAGTTCGGCGTCGTTGTCGGGCGAGGTCGTGGCCCGTAATCAGGCAATCGCGGTCTCCGCCGCGTCGTTCGCGCAGCCACCCCAGGTCATCAATATATTCGACAAAAACCGGATCACCACCGGCATGGTTGTGAACACCAACGGAACGCTTGGCACAAACGCGAGCTACTTCGCGAGCGCCCGCATCGCCGTTACCCCCGGCGCAACATACACCTTCAACCTATCGTGCAGCCAGCTGGCGTACTTCGACCAGAATGG